CCTGCTGGTGTTGCATCTTATGTAGCATATCAGATGAGTATAGACATTATGGGTAATCTAGAAGACAAAGACGAATAAAGGGTACTAATGGCTAATGAAGAAATGGTAATTGATGTCACAGTCAATGGCAAGAAAGCTCAAGTAGAGCTTAACAAGGTAGAGAAATCTACAGATAAAGTAGGCAAACAAACAGAGAAAACTGCGAAAAAAATTAAAATGAATTGGAAGGCTATCGGGGCTTCTATCGCGGCGGTTGGGGTTGCTTTAGCAGGTGTAGCTGTAAAAGGGCTAGAACTTGAAAGAGTGCTGTTTTCACTAACACAGAAAAATAGAGAGCTAGCTGTTCATATGGCAGAAACGCACGGGGTATCTCTTGAGCAAGTCGCTACATATGCTTCAATGGCACAATCTATGAATGTAAGTCAGGGTGCTATGCAAGGGCTTATACAGACAGCAATAGGTCTAGGTAGGGCATTACCTACACAAAGTACAGAAACGCTCCTAGAGAACCTTATACAGCTAAATAAGACAGGTGAGGCACAGGGATTCTTAGTAGACATCTTAGGGGCTAAATATGGAAAATTAAACCTTGGAATGGTTAGCTCAAAAGACAAGATGAAGCTTCTATTTGAAATGGGACAAAAAACAAATGAAGCTTTTGCCGAAACAAATGTAGCTGAATACGACAAGGCAGTAAAAGGTGTAGGAAATACTATTAGCAGTTGGGGACAAAAAGGCGTACAATGGCTAGTAGATATATATAATGGCAATGAAAAAGCTAAACAGAGCTTTATAGAACTGAGTGATGGGACTATACAGCTAAAAGATGTTTCGCTTAGTGCTAATACGGCGTTAGAGGGGCTTGTATCGACTACGCAAGAGCTTACAGAAGCAAATGAGTCTATGGGTACTGCATACGAACAAGCATCAGAAGAAATGACTAATACTTACAAAGAAAATGGCTCAGCTATGAAAAGCTTTTATAGCAATACTTTTGAGTCTATGGGTGATACTATTACTGAATTTGTAATGACAGGGAAAGCATCATTTAAAGATTTTGCAAGAAGTGTTATAGCAGACTTAGTAAAAGTTAGAACTATGCAAATGATAACTAATGCTTTTGGTGGCATATTCCATACAGGAACAACAGAAGTTAAACACACAGGTGGCTTTATAGGTAACCTACCGTCACATCACTCAGGTTCATTAAGACAAGATGAGAGAATAGCTAAACTACAAGTTGGAGAAGCAGTAATAAATAGAGCAGGAGCTTCAAGAAATAGAGAAGCAATAGCTAAGATGAATGCAGGGCAACCAGTAGGTGGTGCAGCACAGCAAACAACAGCTGAGATAAACTTCAATGTTCAAGCAATAGATGCTTCAAGCTTTAATAACTATCTAGTAGGGAACAGACAGACTATTGAGAACATAATTAATAGAAGTCTTACTCAAAATGGTTCAGTAAGACAGACAATAAAACAAGTAGTATAAGATGAATGATTTAACTTCAATACTTTTAAATAAACATAGTCACTATGATATTGAAGAGTATGTCAAGCAAGGAAACTCACTAACATTTGATAGTGGTAAAGAGCAGAGAATAGTTGGTGGTTCGATACCATCACTAGAAATAACTCTTACCTATTCTAATATACCTTTAGCTGACTATGAAGCTCTTAGAAGCACTTATGAGTCTAACTTTGCTAATACTTTTAAATGCTTATTTGATGATGATATAGATAAAAGAAGCCAACTGATGGGTAACAATGCTGAGGTGTTTATATTTAAAGACTTTCAGTTCACAGCAGATGCTTCAAAGCCTTTGTTATTGAGTGGGAAAATAACTTTACTAAGTAGTGTATTTTTTAACTTTAGTGCTTATCAAGATTTGTCCACTCAAGGTTCAAGCTACACAGCAACTACGACAACAGATGAGAGCTTTATAAATGTATTAGAAGATGCTCAACCACATCAAGTAATGTATAAGTATTCTAACCAATCTATAATGTCTAATATTGGAAACTCAAGTAGGCACATAAAAGATAAAGGTCTAAAAAGAGCTTGGTCTATGACTTGGTTGCTAGAGGAAACAGACTTTATTAAACTTCTTACATATTATAGAAAGAAAAGTGGTATAATGGGGGAATTTGGAATAACTGATAGAGGTTATGTACCACACGAATATCATACTATTCAGTTGACTTACGAGGGTTACTACCTAGATAGTATAGATGACTATATTCAGGCAGACTATTTAATAAATTATGGGGTAGGAAATATGCCTACAACACAAGTAGATGATGGTGTTTATACTAAAATAAACGCAAGATTTATGCAAGACAGTTTTAAATACCAAAAAAGACTGGATGGCTTATATCAAGCAACAGCAGATTTAATAGAAGTAAAGGATTAACAAATGGCAATAACAACAAGAGCAGGCAAAGGTTCAGCTTTAACACATACTGAGATGGACAATAATTTTACAGAATTAAACACTGTACTTTATTGCAAAGGAAACAGAGCTTTAGGCTGGGAGAATATTGGTAATAACGAGAGCCACGGACTCTTTGGAGGGGGTTTTGTTGTGAATAGAGGCTTCATAAATGGAGGTAGTACAAATCTAATTACTGGATACTATATCGAAATCCCTAAAACTGGAATATACTTATTAAATTTCGAGCTTTATATGGACACAGAGGCTAACACTCCAAGAAGGGTGTATGTAAAACACACACAAGACAATGGGGCTACTTCTGGGGATGTTTGTTTTGTAGAACCACCAAATGGCAATAACAACAAGAGCACATTATTTTCTTGCACAACTATAGTTTCATTAGATCAGGGAATGAAACTATTTATGAGAACCCAGCACGGACCAGTAAGAATATATACTCAGAACAATCACACAGATATTTGCATCACATACTTAGGAGACCAATAGAATGATGGATTTTAAAAAAGAAGATTACTACAATCTAATGATACAAAAATTAGGCTTTAAGGGACAATACTCTTTAGCTACAGAAGAGTTTACGGCACTAAATGAGACTCAAATCTCAGCTGTTATAAGAGAAGCAGAAGCAGAAGAATTAGTGTATGACCAGAGAAGAACAAATCAAGAAGCTAGACAATATCTAACTTCAACTGATTGGTACATAGTTAGACAAACAGAAACTGGTGTAGAAGTGCCAGCAGAAGTTCTTACTAAAAGAGCAGAAGTAAGAGCTAAAGTTAAATAATATGAAAGAGTTAAGTATTGAGTTATTAGCAATCTTGTTAGTATCTTCATACTTCTTTCTATTAGGATATGCAATTATAAAAGGACTAGAGTGAAAACAATAACTAACAATGTAAGACAAGACAACCAACTAGCTATACTTCATCTCTTTGAGTTTGATATGTACAATCTTGATGGCACTTTTAAGGAAACATTATATTTTACAGACCACGACATCTTTGTAAATATAGGTCAAGGAGAGTTGGAACACACACCATTAGCTATTACATTTGATAAGCTATCAGAAGATGGCTCAATGCAGTCAGATAGTATTAATATCAATATAGATAATGTGAGTGGTGCTTTGACTACAGAAGCATTAGCAAGTGAGTGGAGAAACAATAGATGTAAAATAACAAGAGTTATCTACACTCCACCAAGTGACTTGATAGATGGCGAAACCTATGATTATGGATATGGAGATAATTTAGATATATATCCTATGCTAGACATTTCTACAATTACTAAAGACCAATATACATTATTCGAGGGTATTATAGATACTTTTAGTGCTACAGAACAAGCTCTAAGTGGCACTATCACATCATTATTTGCTAACTGGTCAAAGCCCTACCCTAGCAGGACTTTTAATCAAAATGAGTTTAACAGTGTTATTCAAGCCATTACAGATATTGTCTATTGGGGTAGACAAAAGCCAAGTGAGTATTAATGCAACATAACTGCCTTACTTATTCATATTCAGTATTAGAACAGAGAGGTTATAACCTGCCTAAAGAGTGGAGAGGTTACACTAAAGATGACTTTGAATGGATAGCAAATAATGCCTCAAAGCTATTAGCAAGAAAAACACACATTAGTTTCTTTTCTAGCTTTTGTGATGAAGTAAGCGAAGCTAAGAAAAATGATATAATATTGACAGATACATCTGTAGGTGTAGCAGTTAATAAATATAAATACATCACACTAAGACTTAGAGGTGGCAAACCTTGTTTAGTTGATATAGATAAAAAGGATATGATTATGAGGGTACGAGATGAGTAAGGCAGTAAAAGCAGTTGCAGGGGTAGCCTTGGCATTCTATGCCCCAGTGTTAGTTGCAGGATTCGCAGGGAGTGCAGGAGTAGCATTTACAGCTATGGGGTATTACGCAACAGTAGGTGCAATCACATTAGTAGGTGCATCCTTAGCAGGGTCAGCCTTAGCACCTGATATGCCTGATATGGAGGGTGCAGATTCTTACGCAGGGCAAAAGCTACAAACTAGAAAAGACAATGTATCAGCAGTTCCAGTTATATTTGGAGAGAACAGAGTAGGCTCTAATATCATTTGGCAGGGTTCATCAGCAGTTGAGAGTGGGCAGGACAATAAAGATTATTGGTCAATTCAAGTTGTTGGAGATGGCGAGATAGAAAACTACTTAGAGCTATACAAAGGAGAAGAAACGCTAGAAGATAAAGGGAGCAATGTATTCACATCTGAGTATGTTCAAGTGAAAGCTTATGAAACAAGTGGCGATACTGCTATGGCTATCAAAGATGTTAATTTTGTTAGAAAAGAAGATGGAACACTCATAGGTGGGGGAGATTTAAATGCCTCACAACCGTACACTATAACAGCCTCGCAACTATCACACGGAAAAGACTCAGCAGGAGAGGGGTTAATTAGTTGGAATCCTGATAAATTAGTAGACCAGTCGTACAGCTGGGAAGAGTTTAATGGTGGTGCAAGATTTAGAGAATGGCAAACAACAGAAGATGTATGGATACAGATAGACTTAACACAAGCAGAGGTTGTGGCATCTTTAGGAGTTTATATTGGGCAGAACGCATTATGGGTTTCAGGCTCAGTAAAAGCTCAATACTATAATGGCTCTAGCTGGACAGATGCAAGTACGGTTTATGGTTTCTATAATGGGGATGATGGAGCTTACAATGTGGGGTTACTTAACTTAGAAATCACAGAAAGCACTCCTTATTCTCAATGGAGATTATATTTCCCTAGTGTAACCTGCTCAGGGAATAATGTAAGACTATTTGAGGTTGAGATGTCTACAGAAGCAATTACAGCACCTATGTCAATACCAGCTAATGTGTCTTTTATAGCAACACATCAGATATTTGATGCTAACAACAATAATCACACACAACTAGACAACATTACAGCTAAAATACAAGGTAAGAAAGTTAGAAGTATTGGAGCAAGTTCATTTGGCTCAGAAGTATATTCAAATAATCCAGCAGAGCAAGTAGCAGACATACTAACTAATGGTTTAAATATAAGTGATGTAGATATTGACTTTACAACATTCTATAACGCTAGAAATAAATGCAATGACTATGGCTACAACTCTAATATCGTATTTAACAACCAAAGAAATATACAGTCAGTTATTAAAGATGTATTAGCTACTTGTAGAGGTCAAATAGTATTTAGTCAAGGTAAATGGAAGCTAAAGATAGATGAGAAGTCAGCTACAGTAGTTAAAGCATTAGATAGTGATGACATATTAAATAGCTCACTAAACATATCTATGAAAGGTTTTCAAGAGATAGCAAACAAGATTGACTTAAAGTATATTAATCCTAATGACAACTGGTTAAGTGCTAAGGTTGAGAAGCAAGACCCTGACCTAATTAATATGGATGGTCAGACTATCAC